AGATTCTGTCTTTTAAACCCGCACCTAGCACTGCACCAAACGCCTCGGCTCCCTTATCGCCTAAAACCAAGCCTCGCAATATTGGACGCATCGCGGCTGGTATAGATTGCATAAGCGCGGAGGGTTGTTGCACCGTCATCGGTGCCATGTCTTCATCCATCGTCTGAACGGTTTGCGGCTGTAACTCGTTAAGAAAGGCATCCCGAGCTTGTTTCTTCCGTTCATATTTTTCTTGCTCGCGTTTCCATAATTCGTCTTCGCGATTCAGCTTTCGCGCCAGAAGATTGCGCTGCGCGTCCGTGTTCAGGCTGTTTTGGTAGACCTTCATGATATTGCCGAAATCCAACCCTCGAGCGGTTGGATCGAGGCGAGCGGCACCGGCATTTTGTAATTGACTGCCCAATTCTGCAAGCGCTGCAAACGCGGCAAACCTGCGGGAATTTGGGCTTAAGAGATCGTTGTAATCCATTTTTAAAAATCCTTTTACGGCTTCGGCTTTCCGCCAAATCCCTGTGCCGCCATTCCGCTGGCTCCCACCAATGACGCCAGGGTGCCGAATCCGCGTGCTGTCGGATTTCCGAAAATAGGCTCTGTCGTCGTACCGGCTTGGCCGATTGTGCTGCCCTGCGTCAATGCCGCAAATCGATTAAGCGCTGCATCGCGCTCGCCCTGCAAAAAGTTGAATCGATTGATCTCGTCAGCGAGCGCTTCCTGCGCCTTGCCTTCAAGTATTCCACCGAAGCCAGCGAGTCGACTGATATCATCATAATCTGACGCCGCTACTTGCGGCGCTAGTTGCGCGGCTTGCTGTCGTATTCCTGCGTCTGCCTGTGACAGACCGCCGAGAAGTCTTTGGGCTTCATGCTGTCGCGCACGCTCGCGCTCGTAATCGTCGCGGTATATGGGTGCGACCGCGTCAGTCAATGCGGTCAAATTTGCGGTTGACCCTAGCCTACCAGCTTGACTCATTAGCCCCTGCACCTTGTCGGTTGCCCGCCCGACCGCAGCGTCAAGAAACGGATTTTGCCGATCTAAAAAATCACCTCTTGCTGTTTGCATCAAAAACGGCATGCCAGCATTGCGAAAATCCAACCCCTGCAGCATCGCGTCCCGCGATGCGTCGGCGAAGGGCGAGCCAGCCCGCGCACGATCAACCCCAAGGCCAATTGCCTCCGTTGTTAGGGGATCAAAGTCGACGAATGTCTGACCCCCGAAAAACTCCCGTGGCGTCTCGTAATTCGCCTGTGCCTCCTTTAAGACTCGCTCGAGATACGGCTTGGCGTATGCAGGCGGATCGATGTTTTGCGTTGTAACTTTTGTCGCCTCTTGCTCAACCTTGCCACCAAAAACGTCTCCCACCAAATCACCAACGAAGCTCATAATTTTCTCAGCATAATCGTTGCCGCCTCTTCATAATGTTCCAGGGTTCGAAGCCACCCGCGCCGACCGGCGATTGTGACCTTTTCATACCCGCGTGCCTTCGCGACTGCTGTGATGTCGCGCTCGATGTTTTTCAGTTCGTCCAGATGTCCGCCTGCCAGCCAAAAATGCAGATGCTTTCCGGCGGACAGGCTTTGCGTGACCACCGCGCTGCGGTTGCCGACATGCAACTCTGCGCGGCCTTCTTCTATCCGTTGATAAACGTCAGCGAGCGTGTGCATATCGCCACTGTGCTTCAGCGCATCCCGAATGTGGGGGAGCGCCAGCGGCCAGTCCCTAGCCAATGACGACATAGTCGAAACTACGTGTCGTTGATGCGCTCGCGTGCGTAATCGTAAAAGTATTTTTCGAGCGGGCGCTGACAAACATTCCGCCCGCCGCCAGTTCGCTCGCGCCGTCGCTCGTCGTCGGCATGAACAGGATGACGCTTTCGGCACCGACCCTAAAATCTGTGACAGCAGTTGACGTCGCGCTGTTCGTCAGCGTTACCGATGCCGTTGCGTTTAGTTTTCCCTGTAAAATGTTATTAACTACTTCAGCGTTTTCGCGCTGATCGGAATACACAGAAATACCACGAAAATTTACGCTTGGCATCAGCGCAGACCAGTTGCCTGGGCGTCAACGTCCACACCTTGCGCCTGGCGCCAGTCGTCTGACAATTCCAGACGGATGCGGTGAAAGCGTCCTTCTGACCGAACTGGGCAAAAGCCCTCTGAGTTGATGGCAGACGCTGCCGTAAATGTGACGCCTTCATGTTGTAGCGTCCTGCTTCCAACTTTTGCCGAGATGGTCGGTGCAATCGTTCCACCGCTAACGTACGGAATAACGGTATTGACGATTGAGCGACGTCCAGTTTCAACCTGGAATTCTCCGGTATCAATTACCGCCGGCAACGTTGTTCCGGTAAAACTTTGGATTTTTTTGTCCTTACTTGCCGCGAAGAAAAATGATCCGCCAGTGAACATGCCGTCGTCCAAAGACGCAGGCAGACTGTCAATGCTACTACTAATTGCGTCGAGTTGCTCTAAAGTGTGGCCCCCAGTGAATAGTGGTGCGAGCGTGTCACAGTCGACCACGGCTCGAGACCATTTATTCAAAAAATGATTGTAGATTAGCAACTCGTCGTTTGTGCCATCGACAGAATCGACTGATGGATATGCCCATATGACTATCTGTTGCAGAGGGTCAATCGCTGCCCTCATGTTGCCGCGCTCCGAATGCTTCAAGCGCCGGAAAAAAAAGTCATTTATTTTTTCTGCACCAATCGGCACGAGATCAGCGCCGCTAAGCATATAAAAACCGTCGTCCGAAAGAAAGAAAACTTGTTGCGCTCCAATGGAGGCGACCGATCCAGGGACGGCGCAGCCGCGAGACGTAATAATCTTCTCGAACTGATAGATCAGCGGAGCGCCGACAAACTGACCGCGAACGATGCCTCGCTCAAATAGCGCTATCGCGTATTCGCCTCCGACCAATCCGGTGCAATCGCCTAAATCTGCTACATCTTGGAAGTCGGAGAGATTTGTTCCAGGCGTCCATCCGGTCGCAGAGTTGATTGCGGACCACCACAGCCTGTACGGTTTTGTACCGTCGCTGCTGTCGTTCGTGTAGCCGACCATCACCTGATCTCGGACGATTGCGATGAATTTCGCCCGTGGCGGCGTGCCGGATAAATTTGCAAAATTACCGCCAGCGGCAACCGCGCTTGTCTGGATTTGGTTGTCAAAATTTGTCGCTAACAACGTTTCGCCAAATTGAACAAACCGCCAAATATTAGTGCCGCTGGTCGAATAGCCGCCGCCGACGCTTTTATCCGCAAGCGATGAATCGGTTGTATCAAAAATATAGAGTTTTCCTTTATCGCCGACATAAAGGGCGCTATTGCCATCATCATCTTTGCCCGCAAACATTCCGAGAATATTGTTGGTGGCGGCTCCACTGACCGGGGCGATGTTTTTGAGTGATCGATATCCTCGCACCGCTGGAATGACATTTTTCGCCTCAACAACACCCGCGTTTTCGAAGGCAGGTTGATCCGGCGTAAAGTCGGCGAAATTTATCACGCTGCTAATCTCCAGATTTCGCTGTCAGCAGAAACCTCTGCCCAAGTTTCGCCGCCAGCAGAAACCTCTGTCCAAGTTTCGCCGCCGGCAGAAATGTCGCTCCACGTTTCACCGAGTTTTTCGGATGTTGCCGAAATCTCGTATGCCGTAGTCACCGTGCTAGACACAACGGCGATGATTGAGGACGACGCCGAAGTCGTTGATGAAATTTCCGCAGCCACCGTCGAGGCGGCAGTTAGCTGGGGAGTTGGAGTATTTCCGCTAACCTCAATCGGTGCGGTTGCCGACATCCCATGAAGATGCTGCGAGCTTGCCGAAGCGGTGAGCGCAATCTCAACGGAATCAGCAACGGTCTGAATGCGCTCTGCCGCAGCGCTTGTTGTCACCGCAATCGACGACGACGCAGACGCTGAGAAAATACGCTCCGATGCCGCGCTCGCGGTTACCGCAATTGCGGCACTTGCGGTGACAAGACTAACGTCTCCGAAACTCGCATTCGCTGTGACCGATATGTCTGCCGATGCCGTGACGGATTTAATGCTCGTCGCGCTTGCCGATGAAGCAACTGCAACATCGACGCTGGCGGCGACAGCTTGAACCCGTTGTGCCGACGCACTTTCGGTAAGCGCGATGGCAGCACTGCCGCTGGCGGCTTGAACGCGCTGTGCGGACGCTGTCGTCGTCGCGGCCACTGCCGCCGTTCCACTGACAAACTGAATGCGTTCAGCGGATCCGCTCGCTGTAACTGCAATTGCAGCAGAGCCAGAAACATCAACGAGGACTTCGGTTGTCGCAGTAGCCGTCGCCGTTACGCTGATCGAAGCCGGCGTACCGTGACTAGCTGCGTCAAGAGATGACGCGAGGTCATCGATGCCGACGCAAAAAGCGTCAAGCTGTTCCAGAGTCGGGCTTGCCCGAAAATTTCCGGTCAGGCGCAGCTTTCTGGTCGTCCAACCGGAGTTGTCGAGCGAAAGGTCTAGGCTGTCGAGGTCACCCCAAGCGTCGAGTTGGTCAAGATTGGGGCCGGTGATTTCCGGCATGAATTAAGCAGCCGTCACCGTAAGATCGCCGGAATTGATTCGCAAAACATCGCCCGAGCCGATTGTTTTCGCGCTTGCGAACGCGCCATGGAGTAATAAATTGCCTCCTGACGCGGCGTCAAAAATGCCCCAAAATCCGATTGAACCCCACGATCCAGTCGCGGTCGGGAAAGTTACCGTCGCATTCGTTGCGGCAGAGGCGCTCGATGCAGCGGCGAATGTGATCGCCTGACGGGCATAGCCGCTTCCGCTTAATTCGGTTCCGCTTGCGTCGTCTCCGAAGCTGCCGGTCGATAGCCCAATCCTAACAGTTGACGGCATCGTGTAGCTGCCGGTTCCGAGAATGTGATCCAGTATCTCGTTTTCAAGATGATCGCTCATTGCGCTCATGTAAGTTCTCCAAAATCAGTAGTTAGAGTTAGAGTACCACCGCCAAACCGTGAACGGTCTTCGTCGTTTTGAATATCCTGGATGCCCTTCAAAAAGAGCGCATCGTGTTGCGCCCGCCGCGCCGGGTCCATCAAAAAGCCGAAAGCCTCTGCCAGTGCGCCGTGCAAATAAATGTCGGGGTGGCGCGTCAGTATATTGTTCGTCGCAGTGCTGTCAGACAGCGCGTCGATGTTGGCGACATAAGCAATTTCGGCCTCGTAGCCGCTGTCGGGAATAGGCCGAAAATAAATCTCGGTGCCGACGATGCTGTAGCTTTGCGGCTTGCCTTGTCCAGTTCCCGAGTGCTGACGGTCAATACTGACGGGCGTCATAAATGACAGGTTCGTGATCGGTGAAGTGTTCAATCGAACATGACGTATGCGGCGCACGTCGCCGGGCAGCGAGACGTATTGGTCGCCAGCCACTAGCGTTGATGTGACGCGCTTCTCCTGACTGCGTGTCTCCACTTCTCGGTTCATTCGCGCTTCGGCCAGAGCGATAAATTCCGCAGCGCGACCCTGCAAGTCAGTGCGGGCAAGCCAGTTATCGACCGCCGTTTTCAACTCGGTAAAAGTCGAGATGGCCATTACAATTTTCCGCCCGTAGTACGCAAATACTGATTTTCTGGGTCGTTAAGGAATCGTTTCCAGGCCGCTAAGTTTTTTTGCGGCTCACCGAGCTTTTTGACGAGGTCGTAAAACAAGACTGCCGGAAACTCCGCGACTTTGTGGGTATGCTTCGACCCGGTCATGTAGTCGCCGGGCTTCCACTCGTTTTTAAACTTCTTGTTTTGCTCCAGAATTGGCGTGACCTCTTGCTCTGTGACAACGCTCATGTCGTCGCCTTCCCATTGCGCGTAGGTCCGCTTTCCAGGTGACTTACTCAGTAATTTTTTCATCACAAAAAAGGGGAGGCAAAAGCCTCCCCTCTCCCGTTGTTATCAAGAGGTCTTATTAAGACGTATTGAGATCAAGGACTGCTGCGTGTGCCTTTGGCGCACGAACAATCAATGTCCACTCCGACAAAATTGCGAATTGCGTCCGATCTCCAGTGGGCGCGACATCGCTCACGGAATACATCCGACCCGGCAAATGACCAATCGAGTAATGGTCACTGTCGATTAGAAATATTTCCGAATTAGACGCCTGTCGGTCAATGACAACATTCAACGTGCCGAAGTCGGTTAGGTACATAGATCATTTGTGTTCGCCTTAGTTCGCGAAACTAAGACCGCTTCCGCTGCTGCGCGTCACCGCGCAGATCAGACCATATCATCGCCCCGAAGGGCGTCTGGCGCTTCGGCTGGGCTTCCAGCCTACTCCCCGAAGGGATGGTCGTTGCACCTTCCTCGTTAGAGGCTTGGCTCAGGATTGTCTATTTCCAGAGTTCCCCTGAGTTCACCAGATTTTCGAGATTGATTTCTCAATCAAGCCGCATTCAGTTTACGGAACCGATCATGATGGCGTCTTGCGGTGCATTAGCCGTCATGTGCAGTTGGTTTGTCACCAGACTGCCGGAATTGAGGTCAGAAAACGCGACCTTATTCGCGGGAGAAACGACGAGCATGTCAGGTGTACCGCCGTCATCATAAGCCAGCTTCATGGCATTATCGATGTCAGCTAGTGCAAGTGCGTCGTCAGTTCCCGACAAGGTGGCAGCGTCTGTTCCAGTTCCAGCCGAAGCCGACGAACCAGACTCAGCTACCACATTGGTGATCCACGACAGAAACTTTCCAGCTTTACGTGGATCGCTTCCGCTGCGGGCTTCGTTTTTAAACAGCGACTTGTCAATGTCGCGGCGCTGTTCCAATCCCTTTAAGACCTTCACATATGCAGACTCGCGGTCGCGCCCTGCTTTGTCCACGGTCTCCAAGGTACCGCTTACCTGTGCGGCTTGCACAGATATTTGGTGGTGATTGCCGACACGGGTAGTGGCACTCGGGTTCACATAACTGTAGTCCGCACCTTCATTGACATGATTGTCGTCGGCGGCGGCTGTTAATTCTTGAACCTGCCATTCGTGGAGTACACCTTTCGTTGTCTCCATTTTAGCGTTGCTTACCAGCGGGGTTTCAGCCGGGTCGATACGAGTGATTACATCACTCAGGTCTTCCCGTTCGCCAACCGCTGCTGACGTGGCCCACGTAGCCATTTTCTCGTCTCCTATTTTTGCAAAAGATAATCGACAGCGGCATCAACCGACTGCCGTCCCCTCTGCTTGTTGATGTTCTGAAGCGCTTGTCTCTTCCGCTTCGAGTTAAGTTGTTTTTTGCTCGTAGGAGTACCCGCTTTGGCCATCTTCGGTGCCTTGGCCGCTTTCTTTGTTGCAGCCGGTTTGCTCTTCATTAGCTCGTCGTACAAATGGGCCTTTCGCAATGCTTTGATTGCACGGTGATCAGCTATTCTGCCGACTTCGCTCTCGGTGTATCCAAGATCACGCATGGCATAAGTGTGGAGCGCAGACCTTTCTTTCTGCGCAATACGCTCATCGCGCCACTCGGGTATCACATCGAGTAATTTTTCAGCTTCCTGTGCGCGGTGTTCCTGTAACTGCGCTTGCAGTTGCTCATATTGCTCCTGACGAACCCGCTCTTGTTCAGCTTGCACTTGCGCACGTGCATCGCGCTGGTCTCGCCAAGCCTCTCGCTGCTTGACGTATTCGATTGGGTCTTCGTTTTGTAGCAACTCCCAGTATTCCTGGGTTGGCTCCGATTGGTTTAACGCGGTACTTATCTGTTCCAACTGAGCGGCATAGCTCTCTCGCTGTGCCAAAAGCGCGTCCAGTTCTGCCTCTGCCTTTTTCCGGTTTTCGGCAATTTGCTGTGTCTTGCGCGTGTAGTCCGATTGACGCATGTAGCCTAATTGCAATTCATCAAGCGTCAAATCGACTTCGTCTTCACCAACACGAACCCGGTAAGTTTCCGGCTCTTCAGCACTGGCTTCAACTACCTCGGCTTCTTCGTCATCGTCTTCAGTGTCATCGCCTTCAGCGATGTCCTCAGACTCTAACTCTTCGGCGTCGGCTTCAACTTCAACCTCGGCGGTTTCAGTAGCGGCTTCTTCTTCCTCAACAGGCGTATCCTCCTCAGGGGCCGTTTGATCAAGAAGTGCGTCCACGGCATTTGCAATGGACAGCGGAGTCCCTTCTTGGGGTGCTTCGCTCATAAAAATCTCCAAATTTTTTAAAGGCTGACGCACAGTGCGCCTTGGCCATCCCGACTACGGGATTACATAAAGGACTTCTTGCGAAGCTCCTTAATCTGCTTTTCTGCCATAGACCCGGTCTCCATGACCGATTGTAAATGGCTGCGGACGGCATCGACTGCTTGCGCCAAATAGTAAAGCCGCTCGCGGGTCTCGCCGTCTTTTAGAGCGGTCGCAGACCACTCCTCTTGATATCTCGCCTTAAGAAAGTCAAAACTCTCCTCAAAGATTGGGTTGCGAAATAACTCTGCGGCTTGCGCGGCTCGATTAATTTCTCGCTGCAGTTGAAGCTCGTCGTTCAATTCAAACCACCCTGCATATTATCCGCAACGTCTTCATCTACAAAAAAGTGCAAAAACTCACGGGCCTCCAAAACAGAATCGAAACCCTCGACACAAATCGTTAAGGTCACGCCGCCTTTTTCATCCGTTTTTGTGTAGGCAGAATAGACGGGTACCCACACTACTGCGTTCTCGGAAGATTAGTCGAAACGTCGACGCCGCTGATTGCTTCGACGCCGCGCAACTCTGCCTCAAGCTGCATTTCGCGCATCCGCATCTGCATTTTCATTTCCATCTCTTGCCGTTTAATCTCCAACTCGGCAGCAGCCTTCTCGCGCTTCATCTCAATCTCGGCCTGCAACTTCATGCGGTCGTTTTCAATCTCGGCTTGCGCCTTCGCTTTCTCGAGCGCGATGACCTTGTCTTCGGGACTTTCAGATTGTTCCGCACGCTCTTTAATTTTCTGCTGCGTCTCCGGGTCGAGATTGTCGGGTGACAAAAAGAAAACGCTGCTGTCCTTAAAGCCGCTTAACTCGACAATCTTGCCGAGCGTGTCGCGGTATTGTTGCAACGTACAAAGCGGATTTATCACGCCGAGCTTGGTCAGGATTTCTTCTTGCTTGGCGGCAATCTGCGTTAGCACCGCAATGCGGCGGTCGCTGTCTCCGGTGCCTAAGCCGACTTCTCT